CCCGCCGGACTCCACAAAAAATGAAAGGGACCGCCTTTCAGCGGTCCCCTCGTACCAGGATAGGGCGCGGTCTCCAGCGTTTATCCTACCACGCGAACGAACCGGAGTCCACGCGTGGAGTGGAGGTGGAGGGAATCGAACCCTCGAGCGTTGGTTTAGGAGACCGCGCTCCCACCTAGCACCCCCGTATCTTTCATGCTTATATTGTACGGCAGCCGAGTGCCATACGTGGTGGCACTCAGGAAATGAGCGGTTGCGGAATTGCGCAATTTCGCAACTCGTCGTTTCGCCGTACGAAAGCGGTCACGCATCAGCGGGGGATGGTGCCCTTCTTGCTGTGCGCTGGCAGCGGCTTCAGCCGGCAACGCTCGAGCTGCTCGAGCGGGATTGTCTTCGGAAGCTCCATCTTCTCGCGCTCCTCGATCGGCGCATTGAGGGCCTCGCGGATTCGTTCGTCATCGTACTCGTACAACTTGGGTGACTTTCTGTAATACAAAAACAAAAAAGCCCGGCCACCTCCGAAGAGGCAACCGGGCTTCCAATAGAGGATCTCCGATAGGCTCGGGCTTACAGTCCCAGGCTTACGGCAGCCGCGCCGCCGTTCTGGAACGCGACGATCGTGCACGGCTTCCCGCCTTCGCTGAACGTTCCAAGCACAACGGCTTGCCCGCTCTCGAAGTTCGTGAAGTCCGCGCCGGCCGTGCCGATGATGCTCTCGACCTCATCGATCGTGGCGTTTGAGCCGCCGGGGATCGGCGCCACCGCAACGCCCGCTTTCCGGAACGCCGGAATGATCGAGGGCGCGAGGTTAAGCAACGCGATGATGAGAGGCAGCACTACGGGTTCGGGGTCCAGGTGACCTCGAGCTTACCGTCAACCTCTTCCTCGGTCAGCGTACCGTTCAGAACGGTCTGCGTGAGCTTTTCGGTCGGGATATCGTAGTCGATCTTCGCGGGTTGGCGCAGCGCGACGTTTTCCACGAACTGGATCGTTTGCTGCAGAATGGTCTCGCCCTTGGCTTCGTCGTTGACGGCTTGAAGTAGGGCCGCGGTATCGGTCATTATTTCTCCTAGCTAGGTTTGGGTGATTTTCCCGACGCGTTGCGCCGGAAAGGTTTACAGTGCAGGGATCCGAGCGACGGCGCGCTCTAGGATTTTGGCATCTGCTCAGGCGGAGGAAGCGCGTTGCCTCCAGAGGCCGCAGACGCGGCCTGCTTCGCGCGAGCGTACGGCCCGACTTGAAAGATGAGCCCGATGAGCCCGGCAAACCACACGTGCTTCATAAAAATCACGAACGTTGGCCAATCGTTGAAGCCGCCGGCGGGCTGCGATGGTGTGCCGACGCCGAGTGCCCAGCCGGTGGCGATGATCGCGCTGAGAATCGTGAAGATCGAAATGTACCAGGAATAAAGTGCGGCTTGCAGCGCGGCGAGCCACGGGTTGGTAATCTTCGGCATGACAACTCCTATGCTGGCGGCGAGATTATTGGGGGCTCGAAGTAGACGAACTGCGGGAAAATATAGCTGTAGTCGAGCAGGCCGCTCGCGTAGACCATGACTTGGGCATCGCACAAGCCGGGCACGGATGCGAACTCGCCGCCGACCGTCGTATACGTTGTGGTGCTTTGGCCAGGTGTGAAGACGCAGGACCCCGATGACGGCACCTGCACGACGTCCTTCGCACCAGAAGTTTGGCGGAATGCGACGACGACGGTAGCGCCTTCGACGATAACGTAGGGTGCGAGGTTGAACTCGATGACGCGGCCGATCCGATTCTGCGGAATCTTCTGCGGCTGGACCTCTAGGTTGTTATTCACGTTACCCCACGGTTAAGACGATGACGGGCGGTGCAAGCGGCATCGGTAGCTCTGGCGTATCGGCGATCGGAAGCGAAAGCTGCGGAGTGCCGACAATCTGGATTAGGAGCTCTGGCGTATCCGTGACGGGCAGGACGAGCTCGGGCGTGTCATAGATCGGCATGGTTAGAACGAGCGGTGGCGGCGTTGGAAAGAGGAACGCCGAGACGCTGCCGGCGATTGCCACGATCGCACTCCACGCCTTGCTGATAAGACGGCGTACCGTGCCGGCGGGTGTAACGTCGCCAAAGAGTTGTAGCGAGATCGCTTTCGATGCGCGGCTCACGGCCGCAATCGACCCCGCGATCCGAATGCCGAACGCGCGCTGCTGCGACCCCTCTGGTCCGACAATGCCAGCGAAGGCATACGCGCCTCGTTTGAACGCCGTGCCGATGGGCGCAAGGGCTGCGCTGTAGAATACCGACGTCGCCTTGTTGACGGTGCCGCCAGGAGCCAGTGAGGCGGTGAAGCTATCGAAGTATTCCTGCCCGCCATGAATATGGTTGTAGACAAACGAACCGGCCGCATCGATCGTGGCGGCGACGAGGAGGCCAATGCTCTTACTGACTGCGCCGGCTGGGGTGAGCGAGCTGCTGTCTTGCTGGGCGATCGCCTTGTTGACGGCGCCCTGCGGCGTGATCTCGCCGGAATACAGCAGGCGTGATTGCTTGATGACGGAGCTGGCGATGGCCAGCGAGCCGCTGAAGGCAAGAAAGTCGCCACGCGAGATCGAGCCGACGGCAGCGATCGTTGCAGAAACGGCGATGACAAAGAGATGCGCCGCCGATACGGTGCCAGCCGGCGTGATGGAACTGCTTTCAAGCAGCGCTATCGCCTTGCTCACGGCCGTCTGAGGAGTGATAGACCCGGTGTAGAGCATCTGACTGTATCGTGTGGCCGAACTCACCAGAGCGATGCTGCCGTTGACGGCAACGCTCGTTTTCCGAACGACGGAACTCGTGATCGCGATACTTCCAGCAAACGCCATGCCAAACAGCTTCGCCGCCGACCCGGCGAGCGTGACGCTGCCGCTTTCGTAGAGCGACGTAGCCTTATCGACGAGCCCGGCTGGCGTGATACTGCCGGATGCGAGGGCACCGATATTCTTCGAGATCGTGCTCGCGATGGCGAGCGAACCGGAGAAGGGCGCGAAGATCGCTCGAGCGACGGAACCGGCGGCCGCGATGGTGCCGATGTAGATGACCTGCGAGAGGCGGCCAGCGAAACCGCTTGGCGAGATCGTGCCCGAGCGCGTCTCCTCGACGAGCTTGGAGATCACGCTTTGCGGCGTGATGCTGCCGGACAGAAGCGCGCCTGTTTGCCGAATGACCGAGCCGGTGGCCGTGAGCGACGATGTGAAGTTCTCGTTGTATTGCGTACCGCCGCCGCTAAAGATATAGGTGAACGATGCCGAGCCAGTGATCGCTCCCCAGAGATAGAGGCAGGCTTGCTTTACGGCGGAACCCGATGCGGCCATTGTCCCGCTAAGGTTCGCCTTTTGGATGAACTTGACGACGCTGCCGGCGACCATCGAGGCGGCGGCGAGCATTAGCAATGTGAATTTTTGGCTTCTGCTCGTCGGAGTGATGCTACCGGATTCGGATTCGACAAATGGAGCAGGGATAGCAATAACTAAGCCGACCGTTGCGGCTTCGCTTGTACTTCCCGTCCAGGTACAAGCCCCAGGTTCCCAATTGCCGCTTACGAGGGTTGGGTCTATTGAATATCCCGCACAGCCGTCACCGGGGCTACCGGCACCCTGGTCAAGATTAGCGATAGATATTGTACTGAGACTAGTTATTGACGCCGGTGCCGTGTTAGCAGTGCTGCCCTGAAAGCAGAACAGAACGCCTACTGCATCGCCCTTAACTGAAATGATGGGGCCGATGAAAGACGGGGTTACTGAAGGCGGCGAGGCGGCTGTGGCGTGAGTAGCATTAGAAGCGAAGTTCGTATTGGCAACTAATGCCGCCCATCCGCTGACGGCACTAAACTCAAAAATGGCACACGTCATACTGGTGTTGCTAGTAACGGTTTGCGCGGTAGGTTCGCTTGCTCCAGCTATACGTACCGCTAGAGCCATCTTGGGCGCAGAGCCTTGGGTTGTGCCAGCAACCCACGTAGTCTTATTGTTTCCAGTTGCTAAAGTGGGGGCAGTGGAACCATCAAAGCCCACGCATATAAGCAGATTGCCTGCAACGGGAGCCGTCGCCATCGTCACGCCACCCGTGCCGCCAATTCCCGGAGCAGCTTGGACAAAAGCGATGTTCGCCACGGCTTAACTGCCAGAATACTTGTATGTGATCGAGGCCGTTCCACCCGAGGCTTGACGATCGCATTCATAGTCCGCGCTCAAACTGCTAATAAACGGGAAAACGAAACTGCCTCCAACGGGATCGTAGGTCACGGCGTAGTCGCAGGTCGTGGCTTTTCTTCCGTCTTGCGTAATGAACAGCCACACCGCTTGAAGGTCGCCAACGTAGCACCCGGTAAACGTGCCGGTCATCGTCTGTGATTGGGCCGCCGACAAGGCGAAGATGCGAGGATAAAGCGGAAATCCGCACGTCTTTCCCGACAGGTAGCCGGTTGTCTCTACTCCTACCTCGTTGACGGTTATCGGATAGGTGTAGTCGTTGGTAATCGTGACACTGGCAAAGCCGCCCGATGCAGTGTCGGTATCGGCGGTACGCGGCGAAAGCGGACAGGCTTGCAGCACGGCTTCTCCGCAACCCCCAGAACAGCCAGAGAGGAGCAGCACAAAAATGCCAGCTAGTAAGGCTCGCATAGTGGATACCTCCGCTGCGGATTTAGGCTGCGAGTAGGGTGCGGATGTCGTCCATCAACTTGCGACGACGGCCGAACATGGCGATGAACACCAGACTTCCTGAAGGAAAAACGGCCTTAAAATTTACCTGAATTGAATCGCCGGGAGCTACCCCGACACCCGTGCCGAACACGAGGTGATCGAACAACAGCGGCAAGAAAGCCGCGTGATCGTTCGCTTGCGGGAAGCTGTGACCGCCCGACGAGCATGTGGTGATCGCACCGATATTCGACCAGGCCGGAACGGTTACAACCGTCGTTGTGTTCGACAGAACTAGCGCGTAACACGAGAGCGTCGTATCCTCGACGACTTCACCGGCAACGCCTTGCACCGAAGCAGACGATGCGGTGAGCACGGCCGATGCGAGTGTGCCAGTGGTCGCCGATCCGGCGCTAAACGACGGCGATGGGTTGGGCGTTGCTAAGTAGGGCGGGCTGTTGAAAATGCCGACTTCGTTGACGGTTTCCGTGCCGACGTACGCAGTTGTCGCGACGAGCTGCTCGAATGGCCCTGCGGTCGGCGCAGACGTCGAAGACGATACGGTGGCAGCCGGTGGCGGCGTTGCCGTACCCGAAAGATCGTTCGTCGTTAAGGCGATATCGGTGACGGCCGCAGCAGCCGAGCCGGTGCCAGTTGCGATATACTTCGTGATGCACAGCGTACAGTAGCCCGCACCGGAGCCCTCTGGCCATGAGTAGTCGTACGCGATCGACTGCGCACCGAGGTTCGTGATTGTGCCCCACCCTTCGTCATAGCGGGCCTTGGGTATGCCGAAGCGATCGAATACGTCGACGATGACGTGACCAAAGAGCCGCGTCGCGCCACCGTAGCTACCGGACATCGGCGCGCGATGGTGTTGCCATGGCCACGTGAGCGCCTGCGAAGGCGCGGCGAAGGGCAGCGCGAGTGCTAAAGCTGCGACTGCAGCAAGAAGAGGCTTACGCATTTTCAACTCCATGAAACCAAGAGAGGATGTGAGCGAGAATACCGTCGGGGTTAACGGCCGTGCGGCTCCCATCAGCATGAATCACGACGGCGGTAACGGTGCCGGATGGCGCGCTCGAGCCCTCGGGGCCACCGGCGGGAGCGGCTGGGGCGCCTGAGTTAGTGTCCACGAGAACTCCTTTCGTTGTCGATGCCAGGGAGATTGTTGATTTTGAGCCAGCAAGAATCGCGATACGGATGCTTGCGCAAATCGCACTTTGGCGAGGTATCCCATTTCAGATCGAAACGCTGGCACGTCAAGATGACGATCGGCGCCGGGATGCTGCCGGTATAGTGACCGGCGTGATGGGATTCGCAGAACTGATCGAGGGAAATGGGGATCGTTGCTTGCGGCGATGGCGTCGGAATCATAGTGTCGTCGCCGAGATTGGCGAACGGGATGGCTTGTAGAAGCGCCGCAAGCAATAGTCCGAGCATTAGACGATTCGCTCCATCGTAAGCATCACGGCGTCGATCGGATGGATGCGCAGCGTTGCAGCGGTGAGTTTGCCGCCCCACTCCTCGTCGTCGATCTTGATCGACAGATCGGTCGAGACGAGGAACATTCCAGGCTTCAGATCGCGGTGTTCCTCTTTGACGGTGATCTCGACACTCGAGCATTCGACGGCAAGCGAGTTGCCGATTAAATAGCTCTTTGGCGTCTTCTCGCGAAGCCGTTCGATGAACGACTGCGCCTCGTCGACTGTTAGCGACTCTATGCAATCGAGTGCGGCCAACGCTCTCGCGAGTTCGAGCCTCATGCGGCGATCGCGATCTTATAGAGGTGAGTGCGAAAGCGCATCGCATTTGCAGACGCCACGCGCATCGCATCGGTGAGGGAAACGCCCGGTGGCAACGCGGTAAGTGAGCCGAAGTCCCAGCGCTCGCCGCGATAGTCGTCGAACAGCGCGCAGGTGGCGTGTGTTTCGATGACGTTCTCGCCGGTCGTGTTGATCGGACCCGGCACGTTGCCAGAATCGTTGCTGCTCGGATGCGTTTCGCCGGGCGCCGACACGGTGCCGAGCGCGTCGAGCCCGTACTTGGCGCAGACGGCCGCGCCGAACGCGCAGATGAACTCGAGCTCGTGCAGTTGCACGCCGTCGGGACCGAAGTCCGTTGTCGTCGCACCGTCCATGCCGGTGATCGCGATGCCGAGTGCGCCGGTGTTACGCTCCCAGGTGTGCGATGCCATGGCATTGTTATTGAGGCCGGGCATATTGTCGGCGAACCCGTGCGTGATCTTCATCACCCATAACAAGTTTTCGAGATCGACTTCGCCGTTGTACGCGCCGTCGAGGCAGCCGAACGGCATGACCGCCCAATGGTAATAGATGCGGCGCAGGAGCCCCTGCAGATCGGGGAAGCTCGGCATGATGGCGCGAGATGCGTCGATCGCCGCTTGCAAAAGTGGCGCGCTGGGGTTGAATCCGCCGAGCGGATCGAATCCGTTCACGGCTTCGGACCCTCCGCCATGAGGCCGGGCTTCTTGAGGTCCATGCCTTTGCACCACACGGCCGCCGGCCACGCGGTGAGCGGTTTGATGAGGCGAACGCCTACCACGCCGTCTTTGCAATATGGCGCGTACACGGTAATGGCGAAGGACTGATAGTTACGTGCAACGATGTTAAGCTGCGCGGTCACGGCTGCGTCGTGCTTCTGCAAGGCGTCGATCTGCTGGCCGACCGTTGGGGCCGGCGTCGCTTTCGTTGCGACGGGGGGTGCACTCGGAACTACCGTCGGCGGCGCCGCGAACGCGGGGAGTGCTGTGAGCATCGCCATCGCGGCGATCGCCAGCACGGGAGTTAGTTTCAAGAACTTATCCTTCTTTCTTTTGGCTTTTACGCGGTGGGTTTCCTGACAAGTGCCGGAAACGTTAATTACATCTTCCGCTCTAGCTTGCTCAGTCGCATCAACGGAAGACTCGGCTTGAAGTGCGGGTCGAATGAAATATCAATCGGACTGCCTTTAGCTATTTCCAGCGCAGCTAGTACGCACGCGCCATGCGAGGTTTTCAGCGGTAGGCAGAAGTTCTCGAGAAGCTCGTCGCCAAACGCAGCTTCAATATGGAAGGTCAGTTCGAGCTGGCTCTCCCCTTGGTGAGCCTTTCCGAACGCAATGAGGCGGTCGCGAATCGGCGCAAGCGCATCAAGCGCCGTCGCCGTGAAGGCCAAAGGGCTGTTGAGTGTTGCAAGGCCCCCTTCGACGGCTTCCGATACGGCGCGCCGCATTTGGAAGGCCCACATTGTTTCGACCTTGACTTCAATCTTCGCTTTCCATACGGCGACATTGTAAAGCAGGGTCATGGCCGTAACGACGCTGATGAACAGCGCGGAAAAGGAGGCGACCGAGTTGATTGTTTGTGCGCTCATCATCCTCTCGATAGCGCCCCGAGATGCGAAAGCTGCGGCATTTGACTCATCGTTTGGCCTTCTTTCTTTTTGGGTTGAGAACCGCAACACAGGCGCTCCCCTAACAAGAACGCCCGCGCTACGGATCCATCAGGGTCCTGGGTTCACCGGGACGGCCTGCGACACGGTAGTCGCGCCAGCATCGTCGAGCACGATGTTCGTTGCCTTGAGGTCGGCGACGATATCGACAACGCGCGTCAGCGCCGGCAGGCCGGAACTGTCGGTAACGGTTACGGTGAGTCCCGGCGACACTTGTACAAGCGGCGTGAGGACGAGCAACGGATTACCGTTGGTGTCTGCGCCGATCGCTGCGCCAAGCGATGCAGGATTCGAGGAAACGGCGGTGAGCGAGTCGCCGGTCGGGGCCGGAACGACCGCGCCTCCGGCGTCCTCGTACTGAATCGGGACACTTTCGATTGTGTCGTTGAGCAGAACGATATCGGACATGATTTCTCCTGTCTGTTTATGAGTGATGATTGGCAGAGCGAGTACGAGTTTGACGGCGGGGTTATGCGTCGGTCCCCGGTTGAGCAGCCGAAAGAATAGTATTCCGGCGAGAAAGGCTCCGAGGGCGATGATGGTGTCCATGTAGTAAGCCCTGTACTAGTGATGCAAGAAAGCGTACATGAGAACCGAGATGAAGGCGAGGGCCGCGCTCATGCTCGACACGATCGTCCCGGTCGTCCATTGCGCGGACGTGCGCGATTCGAGGCGCTGCGTGTCGCGGCCCCCGGTTTCGTACCCAGCCTGTTCCAAGCGCGTGAGTCGCGCGTCGAATACTGAGCTTTGCGCAGCGACCTGCTTGGACAGCGCCTCCGCCGATGCAAGCACCGAGGCTGCGGCAGCTTTTGCTGTCGTGTCCACGCGCTCGGCCAGCGCGCCCGCAGTCAACTCTTGTCTCGTGCTTGCGAGCGTAACGGCATTGGCCGCTGCCGCAAGAAGAGCGTCGATCCGTCGCGACTCCGCGAGCATAAGCGCGTCGATCCGTCGCGACTCGGCGGCTTGTGATTCCTTCTGCGCTTGGAGGCGTATCTCGGCGATTTCGTGCGCGCACTTATCCTGCAGCGTAAGTATTTCGGTGACGCGCCTGGCTTCAGCAACTCGTAACTCGTCTTGACGCAGCATTTGAAGGTTGACGAGTTCTTTGACGTTGAGCGTTGGGTCGATGCGCTCGGTAGGAGTGGGCTCTCGGGCGTAGCGGGGGTCATCAGTGGCGAGCTTCTGCGATCGCACGAACTCCAAGATCTCATCGACCTTCGCGCTGACAGTTGCAGCCATAAGTAATCACAACCCCTTAGCTATATTGAATGGGATATTCGCGCCCGCAGGAAATCCCGGTTCCCGGTCGGCTGAACAGATCGTCGAAGTAGCGCTGCAACGCGAGTATCTCTGCGTCGTCGATCGGAGGCCGCGGCACTTGGTAATAGTCCGCGTCAAGCGTTTCTTGGAAGTAGAGCATGGCACGCTCGCAAAAGTCGTGCGAGGTGCCGTGAGCCCGCCAGAGGTTTACATGCCACTCCTGAGCCGCCAAGCGGTTCCGGTAGCCCTCTGCCGTCATCTGTGGTATCCTAATCCTCCATGCGAGGGCTTGTGCGCAGGATGGTCCGCGGCGGCAGTAACGGCTTTATCGGCGGCTTCCTGGTCTGGAAGGACGGGACGCTCTATCGGAACGACAGCTTGCCCCCCGGCCAATACCTCACGATGGTGCAGAGCGAGGCGCCCGAGCCGCCGACCTACGACAATGACGGACACGATGACCGCACGCTCGTAGCTCCCTTTTTCGGTATTTTTCTTCTACTCGCGATCCTTGGGGCAGCGCTCGCGCTCTGGGTTTAGAGGCAGACGTACCCGAAACTGTACGTCCCGCTTGATAGCGTCCCGCCGCTGATGTTGTAAAGCGCCACGTTGAACCCTCCACCTGGAGCGGCCGATACGCTTGCAGTAAAATCTCCAGCATCGGAGTTAGCAAACGTGATGAGCGCCCCCGTTGGCGTCCCGGCGTTATAGCAAATCGTTTTAGTGGCGCTTAGAGTGCAACGGGTGTTGACCGAGCACGACGTGATCGTAAAGGCGTTGGCCGTAAAGTTCCCGCTCGTGCTTGCAGGATAGAACGTTTCGTCTTGTGGCGACGATGTGTCGACCGTCGTGTCTACGACGATATTCGGGACGCCAAGCGTGCCGTGCTGCGCATCGATGAGCAAACTCGCGCCGCACATCGTGAAGTCACCGGTAAGATCGGCGCGGATGATATTTCCGCCAGGGTCCTGAGTCGTTACCGATGCAGGGTTATGGATCGAGAACCCCAAGCCGCCATTGGTGCCGCTGTCGCAGGAGTTGGTCGTCGACGTGGTGAGAATCGATGGCGACGTGCCGCCGCTCACCGCGTAGTTTCCTCCGAATGATACGGTGCCGAACTGCGAGTTTGTGAACTGCGTGTTCGTGAACATCGCGATAAGCGCACTGGTCAACTGTGTCGTACCATGCGGCACGCAAACCAACCCGACCTCGATCCAACCGCTATCCGGCGATGGCTGCGATGGGAACGTTGAGTTGCAGTCCGCCGTACCGGTCGAGGTGTTCGTCCCAACCTGATAGGTGATTTGATCTTGGCGCTGCGTGTTGATGTTCTGATAAGACGTGATGCCCGACGTGCTAACGAAGAGCCTCGACTGATTGTCCGTGTCGGCTGGCGAGAGCTGGGCTTCGACGATGTAGTATGTAGCGTTGCCGGCGCCGCCGGGTGCAGGAAACGGCCCGAGCGCCGTTGTCGCGGCCGCCTGCGTGGCCTGAATCATAATACGCGTGTTGTCGGCGGGGATTTGATTCGGGGGCTGGCCGGGAGATGGAGGCAGAGCGGTCGCATCGTCGACGCCCATCTGATAGATCGAGCCGTACTGTGACGATGGCGCCGGGTTGATCGTGACGTAGAGCCCGGTCGTCGAGACGATGTTGATGCCGTTCCATGCACCGGTGAGTCCCGACGACGCGAACAGGTCGCGCAAGAGCGTGCCCATCTGCAAGCGGCTGAAGCGCGGCCCGAGGTTCGTTTCGTTGGTATCGGGGTTCTGCCCGGCATAGACCTCGACGCGCGCGGTGCCGGCGGTCGCAGTCACTTGCGCTCGTGCCGCAACCGGAAGCAATGCAGCGATCGCGAACGCCAGCAAGAATAACCTTTTCACGAAGTCTCCTTCTTACATCGTTGACTGTACGGGTTGACCGCCAAGGTCGATAATCACGTTGTTGAGATCGCGAGCTACGCCACGCAGATAGCCTGATTCAATGGTCACCATGGTACTCGTCGATCCAGGAACTGCCGCATCTTCGAGGCATCGTACGGCGACTTGCAGTCGTGCAATAATCGGCTTCATCTTCAGAGCTGTCCAATAAGATAGAGCGGTTTGTAACTCGCGCCTTTTGCGAGCCAGTTGATGAGCAGTCCGAGCCGCGGGTCTGGTGCGGTCGCCGTCGGCACCGGCAGCTCGTCGGTGGTGATGGCGTTGCTGAACGAACCGGAGCCCGGCGAATCGCCGTGTGGGCCGCCGCCGAATCCCCCGGCGGTATCGAACGCGAGCTGCTCGAGCAGCGACGAGGCAAAGAGCCCGAGCTGGATGACGAACTCCCCTGCAACGATGCCGAATGTCGTAGCGAGCTTGGGCTGCGACATTCCGTCCCATACTAAGATAGGTGGCAGCGTCTTCGGAACGGGCGGAGCCGGCGGCGTGTTAAAGCCGCCGGATACATCAAACGCGCCGGCAGTATCGAACGCAAGCCCCTCCGAGCCGGTGGAGTTCCATCCCGCAAGAACCGATTCGTAAAACTGCGTGACGAAGGCAGTGATTGCGTTGAGCGTCGTGCGTGGCCGTGATACCATCAAGCGATTGCGAGAAATGAAGATCGGATCGGATTCGCCCGGATAGCGGCCAAACAGCGGCCCAACGAAATCCATCGACCATGTGTCGACCTGGCCGTCGACCGATGACTGCAGCCGGTCCATCTGCAGCACCTGCTGCGCCTGCGCGTCGATTGCCGCGATGCCGGCACCGAAACCAGCCCCTAGCGCGTACGCGTTGCCCCCGAGCGACTTGGCTTTCGTGTTCTGCCAGAGGCGCACGAGCTTGGTCATTTCAAACGCGGCATAACCAGGGCCGGAGAGTGACGGCGATCGGTAGCCTGTGACGGTTACAACGCCGCCTTCTGGGCCGCCGGCATTGGTAAAGATGCAGCTCGAGCCCTGGCCCGGCGCTTGCGAACTGTACGAGAACTCCGCGTAGCACTCGACATTGAGCGGTGCGGCGATCGAGCACACGCCACCGGGTTGCGTCCATGCCTCCCCGATAAGTACGTCTGTTACCGAGTTGAAGACCTGGACGAAGATACCAGCGGGGAGTGGGTTTAGCCCGGTTTCGTCTACGAAAACCAAGCCGAGCGCTGGCGCCCCGAGCGGGTCGATACCGAACGTCATCAATTTGGATTCCCGATGAGGACGTAGCTGAAGGTGTGACCCGATGCGCTTGGCGTCCCGCGTAGAATGACGCCGTAGGTATTGCTCGTGGACGAAGCCGTTGTCACGGTGATCGTTGTCCCGCTGATACTGCAAATGGCCGCCGGAGCAGAGGCGGTGGCAGTAGGTGAGACGACGCAGGTTGTTCCGGTTAGATTGTATGGGGCGGTTATCGTGCAAGAGGTTGAACTTGAGACGATACAGCTTCCCGAGAACGTCGTGCTGGCATTCGCGACCGTGACCGTCAGGCCGCTAGCCGCACACGTCGCGTCTACCTTGTTCGTGGAGCTTGTGTCTTGCGCAATGCAGATCGGCGTCGAGGTGTAGGCAACAGCGATGGTCGCGGTGCAAGTCGTGCTAGACGAGTTAGTACAGGTGCCGCCAAAGTCGTTCGTAGCGTTCTGGAAAAGGCGCGGGACCGCTACGGATTTACCGTGGGTTTCGACGCCTAAAGTCGTTATAGCAAAATCGATGCAGTCCACCGCGCTGCTGCCACCGAGGCAGACCTTACCGCTCGATGCACCTTCCGATGCGCCGATATCGCCAGCCGCAAGTATTGGCGCGTTCGCGCCGGTCGATGAGTAGCTCGACAGCAGCCATGCGCCGGCGATCTGTACGTCGACGGGGTGCGTCTCGATGTTGCTGGCGGTAATACCGAAGTCGAAGCAATCCGCGGTGCTGCTGCCGCCAAGGCAGGCTTTCCCACTCGATGCGCCTTCCGATGCACTAATATCGCCAGCCGCAATCGCCGATGGGATGGAACCCGAGGACGAGCTGGCAGAAAACGATGCGATCGAGAGATTGAAGGCAGTGGCGCCGTTGAGCGTGAGCGCATTGGCAGTGGTTATTCCGTAGTCGAGATATGCGCAGCAATGGAAGGCGTTGTTTCCGCCAAGCACGAGCCGGCCGCTTGTAACGCCGCGCGTCGCGACGAGATCGCCGCCGACGATCGTCGACGGGATGCCGTTGAACTGTCCGGCAATAACTGCGCCGCCAGCTTCGACTGCGTCCGTAGCAGAAAACCCTACAGACGTCCAAAGATTGCAGCCAAAGTTTACGGTATTTGGTTCCGTTACCCCGTAATCTTCAAGGCAGTTGCTCGACGTGCCGCCGAGCTTCAGTTCGCCGGTTGAGGTACTAACCGCACTCGTTAGCTCTCCGTCGACTGTTGCGTTGCATCCGGCAGTTAACGTGCTGGCGGTCGTGATCCCGTAGTCGATTGTGCAAGCGCTTGACGATCCGCCGAGAACTAACTTTCCGGCCGTAGCGCTTTCCGAGCCTCCGAGATCTCCAGCCGCAAGTGTTGGCGCATTGGCTAGGGTTGAAGAATACGATGCCAAGATGCTGCCGTCGGCAACCTGAACCGGACACGGCTGGATAACGGAGCTCACAGTGACTTTGCTGGCCGCCGTGATGCCATAGTCGATCTCGCATTCGCCGAGCGATCCGCCGAGATAGATACCGCCGCTGGTCGTCGAGTCGGAACTCGACATTTCGGAGCTGGGCGGGACGTAAAATGTGGCGTGTCCGGACACGACGTCGCCGATAGCCGCGAGATTGTTGGCACTTTGAATGGAGCAACTCGACGTCATGGCGAGGGTGTGCGTGATGTTGTAGTCGAGCGTGCAATCTTGCGATGATCCGCCCAACCAAAGCTGGCCGGTCGACACGCTGCGCGAGGCGACGAGATCGCCAGCGTTGACGCCGGAGGTCGGCGCGGTCGCATTGCCAGCCTCGATGTAGCTGCTCGAAGTTAGGGCGCCGTTGATCTTCTCTGGACACCCAGCGTTGAACCACAAAGCCGTTGTAATGCCGAAGTCGAACAGGCAATGAGAGCTGGTCCCACCGAGATCCAGGCCGCCGCTCGTCGTTGACGACGAGGCCGACAAATGGGGACCGCTTGGAATGTAGGCCGTGGCATTGCCGGCGATGACATAGCTCGGTACGGAAATGCTCGTTACGGCGATGCTCGAGGCGAGGGGGCATCCGATCGTGAGCGTGCCGACTGTCGTGTCGCCGTAGTCGATTCGGCAATGCGAGATCGTACCGCCGAGATCGAGTCCGCCAGAACTGGTCGAGTCGCTGGCCGACAGATCGCTCACGGTGGGGATGTAGGCGGTGCTATTGCCGGCGGTGACTGAGCCGTTGAAGGCCGGGCTCGAGACGGCGTTGATCGTTGCGACGTTGCTTGATACGGAAACCCCGATGTTCGATCCGGCGAGCACATTGGAAAGTGCTGTTCCAGGGCCGCACGCGGACCCTGTGGTCGTCAAAACGCCGCCGCTGGTGGTCTGGACGCATTGACCCGGCGTGAGGCCGCTACCGGCCACCGTTGCGGCTAAAAGCGGGCCGTTGACGGTCGCCGAGGTCGGCCCGTAGGTCGATGAGGCGCTTTGGAATCCGCCAGCAGCTACGATGGTCGCCACGCCGCTGCCCGCGGTTGCGGTGAAGGTGAAGGTGTTTGTGCCGGTGCGCGCGAGCGCAGCGGTGGCATCTGAGCCGAAATCCAACGTGCCGGCCGTCGAGCTGCTGGCGATCGTCGGCGTTCCCGTAAACGTCGGAGAGGCGTTGACGTTGACGGTCGCCGTTCCGCTGACGGTGTTGACGGTCGTGTTCGTTCCGCTCACGACGGCCGCGATTGCGCCGGATCCCGAACCGCATCCTAAGCCGGTGCTCGTCAAGACGCCACCGGCCGCGAACTGCGCGCATCCGGCTGCAAGCGACGGGAGTGCAAGTGTGCCGTTGAGCGTCTCGCCGGCGAGCGTCGGATTGACGACGCCCGTGATGCCTGTGCCGTTGGCCGTGATCGTGTACTCAAGTACCGAGTACGCATCCGGCGGCGAGTTGGAGAGCGTGTAGCTATACTGATTCGTCGCAGTCGACAGCCACCAATAGCTCGTCGTCGCGGCCGGCGCGGTCTCGAGGACCGCGCCGAGCGAAATGCGCTGCCCCATAGCAACCCAGGTTTCGGCCGGGATCGTGAACTGCAGCGACGACCCGGAGACGCCGCCGAGAGCAGGGTTGATGAGCGGGCCATCGCTGAAAAGGTCGCCGTACTGCCCACCGCATTGCTCGGCATGTGAGAGATCCGCGTTGAGCGGTGCGGCGAACCATGTGACCCCGTCTTGAAAGACGTTGGGCGGGTTGCAGTAGGTCGTGCCGCCGGTTTGATTCGCACGCGCCGCAATCGGGGCAAACGCCAGCGCGATCGCGATCGGAATCGCAAAGCGCAGAAGTCGCGAGAACATGAAGCCTCCCTATGCGGCGAATGCAGCCGTGCCGGCCGCGAGGATCTGTCCGAAGTCGGCGGTGACGTCGACGTTGCCGCCATTGAGTTGTAACGCTTGGATCTCTTGTACGCCCGGCACCATGCTCAACGCGACGTAGACGCCCATGAGTGAGCACGTTTTGGGATTGCCGAACGGATCGAGCCCGATATTGTTGACAAACGACGTAAACGCCGCGTTGACAGCCGCGGTGGCCGCCGCCTGATTCGCCCCTGGCGCAAAAAGAATCGTGCCGGCACCCGATACGACGAGCGGCGTTGGAGGCGCAACGGCAAAGTACGCGCCGGCAGGACGGTAGTCGTTAATCAGATATGCTTGGATCGCCGCGAGCTGCGAGGTCGTGATCGTGCCGGGTGCGCCGGCGATATCGACGCACACCGTAAACCACGATGGCGTGGCTGGCGTGAAAGTCCACGGACTACCGCTGACGGCCTTGACGTAATCGGCATAGCCCACCGTTAAGCCGTTCTGGAACCCGCCAACGGCTGCGATGATGCTGTTTGGAGTGCCTTCGCCGCCGCCGGAAATGTAAAGCGCGAAACGCTGCTTGAGTAGGTTGCCGAACTCGGGATCGAGTCCGGCCGTCGACGCGGTGCTTGAGTTCGTGACGGAAAGCGTTGGGTTCGGCGGCGCTCCGTTTGGACCGGAAATAACTTGCGTGATGGTGCCGACTTGCGCGTTTCCGATCGATCCAGTGACGTTGCATTGGACGAGCGCGGCGACGCTCGTTTGACCGGCCGGAATGACGTAGCCACCGGTTTCCGCGTCAAAGCCGGTGCCGTTGACGACGACGGTGTATTGCGGGCCGCCGGCAGCGCCTACGACGTAGCCGACCGGAATCGTATAATCGGCGGCGAGAGCCTGGGGGATGCTAAAGGTTGCGTAGAGGAACGCTGCCGATGGACCTTGCCGAAACGAGCCCGGCCCCGGATAGAACGCATCCATGAAGGAGTCGATGTCGGGGTTCGGCTGCCCGTTGGGCAACGGGTCCTGCATCGTCGACAGGCGCGCAAACGCTTGAATGTAAAGCGTCTCGTTCTGCAGGAGCGCTGCGGCCATGGCGTTGGCACGAAAGGACGGGCCGAGTTGCGATCCCATGCCGGTGTTCGCCGCGCGATTGGCGACGGCGGCGTAGGCTGCAGCGATAATGTTGACAATATCACTGAGCCCGTAGGGGGTGAACGGCACGGAGACTCCTTACGCAGCTATCTGAGAGAGCGGGAAATCTGGCGTCGTGGCATTTTGCCCGGTGATCGTCCAGAACTCGATCACGCAAACGACGGTAGCGCCGTCGCCTTGCGGCGTAAGCGTCACGATTGGCTTGGGCGATTGCGCGACGAACTGATCGGTGGTAAGCGCGTTGAGGATCGCATTTTGGATCGCGTCGAGATTTGCTTGGGAGTTTGGTCGCCCGACGTAGGCCCTAACGCCCGCACCATAGTTTGGGTAATAGACGTCGTCTGGCGGGGCCGTGGCGTTTTGGAGAATGTTTTGCAGCGCCGGGTTGCTCATTACGAGGAACATCACGCGCTGCACGGTGGCCCACGGATAGTTGGCCGTATCCTCGAGAGTAATTAGATCGCCGCTGGCGTCGAGCTGGTAGTCGCCGCCCCAGGCCGGCGGCCAACCGGTTTCAGAAAAGCCGATGTAGACTTCGACAGCAGAGAGCGGCGTCGCGATCGCGCTGATCGTCGGGAGTCCTGACATTGCTTCTCCTACGGCAGCATCGAGACGACGCTCGAGCCTGATGGCACGGGAACCTCGGCGTAACTCGGCACCGACGGAAAGCCGCTAAGGCCTAAAAGAGCCGCCAGCTCAGCAAGTATGGCGATACGGCCGATGCCGCCGGTGGCGCCCGCAGCGACGAGCGCTTGCGTCATGTTCCACAGGTCAGTGAGACGTTGAATGTTTAGCCCGGTTGATGAATCGCCGAGCATCGTCGTAACGTCGGTTGTAGTGATCGCCTTGACGAGCGTACCCGTGCCGGCGACGGCTCCGAGTGCGATGATCGGCGCAACGTGTGAGATTGCGTTGCCATTGCCGTCGAGTAGCGTATAGAGCGCCCCGGTTTGTGCGGCCGTCTTGACGGTCTGTGCAACGTCGTCGAATATCGCTTGGAGTTTCCCGGTTGCCGTCTGCACCGTGATCGCAGACGCCTCTTCGGTATCGTCCATGACCATCGAGTGCCCGGTGGCCGACGTGACCGAGAGCGTTTCGTCGTCGTCGTCGAGTGAGACTTCGTGACCACCGGCGGATTTGGCTGTGACGGTTTGCGCCGTATCATCGAGCGCGACTTGGTGACCGCTGGCGGTGTCGGCGGTCGTGTACGCGCCCTTCTGCCCGACGTGGACGCTGCCGAGGCCATCGCCCGGGGTTGCGGCGTCTTGCTCGACGGTTATACCGGAATCGGTGACCGGCGTATTGCCGGCGCCGGTCGTGCCCGGCTTGATGTGCATGAAATAGAACTCGCCTGGCATCGCCGGCGCAGCCATGGAATCGTCTTCGTCGACGTTAAGCATCACGCGCGGGATGCCGCGAGTCAGGATGACGACGCAGCGTTCGCCGCCGAGCGGCGGCGTGCGAATGCCGATATGCGTCGTGAAGAGTTTGCCGAGCACGGCGTACGGCTGTTGGTTGGGATCGTCGAAGTTTGCAAACGCTTCGCCGATCGCGACCTGGACGGTTGTGTCCGCCGGGTTGTAGGTGTCGGCGACGATCGTGCCTTCAAACGACAACAGGACGGTGCCACGTGACTTGCCCTGCTGCCAGCTCGCGTTTTCGAGAAGGTTTGCCATTAGACGCCACCCCCAGGTGGCGCGGCGTGATTCACCCCATGATACTCGACGAACCAGCCCTCGATATCGCCGGAGCCTTCGCTGTCGCCTGAACCCTCAAACGTCTCGTCGAGCGTACGCGGCCAATACTGTGTGTTGAAAGACGACATACCATAGCCGTTCATGTTGAGCAGCGCGGCGATATTTAGCGCATCGAGCAGATCGGGGGTGACTTGAAGCGTGAGTGTTCCCTGGTATTCGTACATCGAGAGCTGGCGCCAGATGGCCGTGCAGAGCGCGTTGCATTGCGCATAGCTGAGGTTCGGCAGGTAATAGTCGTAAAGCTCGACGCCCGATTCGGCGATCGCGGTGTTGCTCGAGCCGGTCGAGCCGCCGCTGCTGCTCCATTGGCTTTGCGTGACCTGGCCGTTGTCGTAGAAGGTGGTAGTCGATCCGCTGTTCGTGCCCCAGTTTGGAGTCGCGGTGAGCGTCTTTTTAACGGCTGACAGGGCGACGCCACCGAGTACACTTGCCAACCTCGTCGTGACCGAGGAGCGCGTCTTGTCGCTGTAGGAATGAATCTGCACGCGAATGAGACGCGAGAACTGCGGCGCGTGTAATCCCTTGAAAGACTTGACGTTCGTCCCGTATTGCAGGTTGATCGTCTGCCGCGGCACGTTCCACGGGTGGAAATAGTTAAGGACGCCGTTGTCTTCCCACAGCTCGGCATCGTCGAAGATCGAGCTGCGGAGCATGACGTCCCACTTGATGAGGTTTTTTAGCCCAACGACGAAGTCCTGAGCGTAGACGTTTGCTAGCGTAAAGGGCTGGATCGACGGATCGATATTCGCTTTGATATTGTACTGCGCGCATTGCTGCTTGATGAAGTCGACCGTCGTCACGTTTTGCACGGCGGTCGTGATGCGATCGGTTGTAAGCGGCGCAGCGATCGAACGCAGACGGAACGTCGTCTGCTTCATATCTTCGGGCTCGTACTGATCGAGAATCCCGTAGAAGCGCTGCGACAGACCTGCGCTGCTGGCGACCGGGCCTGGGTTCGGTGGGAACCCAGCGTAGATTTTCACGTAGGTTGGCGCGCTGCCGTTGGCGACTAGTAATTGCGTCCAATCCGGGTTGCTGGCATACGCGAGCTCGAAGTCGGCGACGTTGGTGGCGCCGTGGCCGTTCTTTGAAATATGGAAGCGGCGCACCGGATACGTCGTGCCGTTTATCACGATGCACGCGCGCGGCGAGCAGGCGGCTCCCAGTTGCGTGAACTTGACAGCCGTAAGGCCGCTGCCAGGCGAGGCGCCTCCCGGGAACCCGATGCCAGAACCCAAGCCACCCATAGTTTAGGCTGCGGTCGACGTTGGGATCGGGGGAATGCGCAAGTCGTACACCTGAGAGGCGGAAAGCAAGGGGGACGTAAGGCCGTTGGCGGCAGCGATCGCAAAGGCGAAGTCGGGATTGCCGCCGGTCGATGCGGTGAGCGAACTGGCGAGAGCGAAGAGATCGGGCGTCGTACCGCCGTTGACTCGAATGACAGTCGGCGCACTCCCCTTCTGGAGGTTTTTGCTGATGAGTTGGGCGCCTGTTTGCGCTTGCAGGGCGAGCAGGTATTGCGCACTGTTGCCATTGGCGCCGCCTATGCTTTGGGCGTACGTGCCGGCCGACAGGGCTGCGGCGTCTGCATAGTTGACGAGCTGCTGGAGATCGCCGCTGGCGAGGTCTTGAATGAGGCCGATGGCTTCGAGGGTCGCAAACAGGAGCGTGAACGCGGCGTTGAGCGCAACGGTGCCGCCGGCGTCTTTGGCGATGAGGCCGTTGACGTAGTCCGCCGTCTGCTGCGAAATCATATCGACTTGCTGGTCGACGCCCTGCGGCGGCGTTTGATTGTACTGCCCGGCGAGATCGGCAAGGATCGAAACGATTAGCTCGTACTCGCAGCGCCAGCGGTGCAGCCACTTCGGTTTAAAGCTCTTAATGAGAATGCTGTACTTATTGGTCAAATACGAGAGCGTGCAGGTTTGCCCGGCGCCCCAAAGCGCGAAGAGTTGACCCACGCGTAGCGCGACGTTGCCGGCGAACAGTTGCCCCTTGATCGTGATGGGGTCGGGGTCCGGTCCCATATCTTGCGCGATGCGCGTCCCACCGATGTACGTGGTGATCGACTGCATCCGTTTGAGTGCCGTCTCGAACTCTTCGGGGCTCTCTTCGTCGGTGAACGCGACTGTAACGCCGTTGCCGGTGATAGTAAGCGGATCGTAGGGGCCGCTGGTCTGCGATACTTGACCGCTGCCGCTGCCAGCACTACCGCCGAACCCGAGACCGGTGCCAAAGCCGCCCATTATTGTCCGATTCCTGAATGGTGGAGATCGCCACTCGTAACGACTGGCGGTGCGTGTTTGCTAACCGGCGTCGTGCCGGTCGAACTCACCGTCGAACGAATGCCGGCTTGCGTGCGATCGTTGATGGTGAGCGTGATTTTCGTAGGATGATCGTTAAGCGCATCGCTAAACGCCGCTTTCGTTTGTTCCTTGGTGAGCGGCTTCAGCGCGCGGATGATCTGCGCGTCGTGTTGCGGCAGCGAGCCTTGCGGGTGCGGCAGATTGCCGCCGCCTGAAAGGACGTTAAGGACTTGTTCCCACCATGACGGTCCCGCGGTAGCCGGCGATGCCGCGCTCCAATAGCGGTGCTGCGACACATGGTAGGGGTACTTGTGGGCGCTTGCGCCGTCGTGCTTTTCGCCGGGAAAGTATAGCCCGGCATTATGAAGTGCCTGCAGCCCAGCGACACCGAAGATCGTTTGGAAGTTTACAGGCTGGTCGGGATGCGCTTTGTGGTACTGACTTGCCAACTTGAAGATCTCGGCGTCGGCGAGCGCTGCGAGGGCAATGCTTAGTATCCCGATGCCGCCGGTAACTCTCGCGAGGTTGGTAATCATGCCGCCGGTCGCGACATTGTCGATCGCGCGCAATCCAACGGCGATCCTCGAGAGTTCCACGCCTTCAGCGAGGCTGGCTGCTGCCGCGATACCCTTGAGGCCGCTCGCAAGACTAAAGAGCCAGATGCCGCCACCGAGGGCGAAGCGCGCTGCAGCGAGCGCGGTGATCCCCTCGACGATATGAGCGAGGTCCGACGCCATTTCAGGGTGATCTTTGAGCGTGTTGCCGAACTGACCGAACGCGTACCCGGCGGCGCGCAGGCCGCTCGTGATATCCGGCAGCATCGGTGTGAACGTGTAGATCCAGATGTTCTCAAAGTTTGTGGTGAAGTATTTCCACGCACCGACAGTCGTGTGCATGTACGCGTCCCACAACGCTTCGACGGCGCTGCCAGGCGGCGCGATACCAGCCATGCCGGCGATATTGCGTTGCCGCTGCGCGCGCACTTGTGGTAACAGCATCGTTGAGGTGAACGTACCGCCTTGCTGCAAGAACGCAGCAAAGAGATCGGCGAGGAACTCGGGGCGCTTGCCCTGCTTCACCATCTCGTCCATCTTTTGGCCGAGATAATGGATGGATGCACCTAGCTCGAGATTACCGTGCGAATCGATGAACTTATTGCGACCGGATGAATCGAACAGGCCAAGCCCAACCATGCCGGCACGCTGCGCCGCGGACAGATGCGCCGTCATCACCGGCGCCTTTTCCATATATTGAATGTAGCGCGCGAGCCCCGTGCCCATTCGTCCGGACATCAATCCGAGTTGACCGCCGCTGGCCATCAAAGCGAGGAGATCGGATTGCGGCAGGTTTTGGAGGTTGACGCCCGCGGCGATCGCCGTTGGCACGAAGTATTTCGCTTGCGTTAGGACTTTCGAGAGTGCGGCGGGCTGCACCATTTGCAAGCGCACCATTGCATCGATCGCGTCGTGCAGCGGCTTGCCTTGGTAATCGCCGAACAGATGCGCGAGGCTCAACATTTGCGAGGCGGCGTCGACCGGGTTCACGGCCTTTGGGGTACCCATCGTCGAGAGCCAGAGAACGTCAGCGGCTTTGGCGATCTGCGGAAACGCGGATAACAAGAACTTCGGATCGTTGAGGCCGCCTGAGCCGAGCATATACGCTTCGTTGGCGATCGTCGTGGCGCTCTGCGCCGTGACGCCCGACGTCCCGACGACCATATCGAACAGCCGCTTTTGCATGGCGGGGTTGTGCAGGGTGCCGGTAGACGCGTAGACGCCTGTTATGGCGAGCTGCAACTTCGCAGCCTGATTGATGCCGTAGGCGATCGCGGCAACGCCTACGAGCGCGCCGCCGCCGGCCAGCATCGTCCCGGCCTTGATGGTTGCGGAGTTGAAACGCCCCCATGCGGCGGTAGCTTCGTTGACTTTGCGGGTGTGCTCGTCGAGGCGAGAGTTAGCGCCGCCGGTCACGTTGGCGATCTCGTTCATTACTTGCGATCCGTTGCTGACGAATCGCATCATTACCGAGATTAACCAGCTCTCGCCGAAAGCCACAGATTACTCTCCCAGGAAGACGCCGGTTTCGTGTTCGGCGCCGGTTTGATACGGCATCTGGCCGCGCGCGATATCGCGCATGTCGCCGGCCCCCTTTAGAACGCCGCCGATCGCAGCTTCGGGCTTGAGAAGGTTTGCGTATTCGCCGGCCATGTTGCGCCACTCGAGCCCCGGCAATGCGAAACGCGATACGATCTTTTGACAGATCGGCATCGCCATGTAGACGCCGGCAGAGAAGGCGGGACGCGGCGGTACGATCTTGTTGGGGATCATCGAATCAGGCGCAGTCGTGTAGCCGTGTTCCTGCCATACGAGGATCTGCGAGGCGCTGCCGACGCCGGCGAGCGCACCGCTGCCGTCCGGTTCGGCGCGAGCTTCGATCGAGGCGCGCAGCGTCGTGCCATCGATATAGAGCGGGCCGCCGGCGCCTTCATCGCTCCGGAGGTCCTGCGTCGTCTCGGTGTTCGGCGCAAGAATCGATGAGTCGCCGAAGACTTTCTGAATCGACGCCTTGGTGACGGCAGCGACGGCGCTAGCGCACGCGAGCAGCTTGATGGGCTCCTCGGCTGCGCACAGGCGCAAGTATTGCTGGAACTCTTTGAGCCCGGTGAAGACGCGCTGTCGCCCGGCGCCGCCCAGGTTCATAAACGACGCGGCAGTTCCCGGTCCAATGTTAGGTGGCATTACCAAACCGTCGGTTTCTCAATCCATCGATTGTGCTTGGTGTCGTATTTACCGCCGCGCTTACTGCCGAGGACGATGATCATCGCCGTCAACTCGCGTGGCGTCATTTTCATCGCATCGGCGTGACTACCACCGCCTAAAAGCACAAAGTCTCCGACCTGTTGCAAGATCGGAGACTTCAGGCGTTTTTTAGTTCGTCCTCACTCATGGGCATCATAAAGAACAGCGCATACGCTTGACCAAGCGCTTTCAAATGACGTCCGTGTTTGAATAGACGCGAACGGTTCCCGACGTTGAAGTCGTTAGTGGGCGGCGGCATGACCATTTCCTGGCCACCGAGTGTCAGCTTATCGAGCCCGATCAGCGCATAGGTCTGAAACTGCAGGTCGGCGTTGCCGCCGGTGGTGAGCATCGAGTCGCCAATCTGAATCTCTTGACCGCTCAGTTCATGGATGACGGCTTCGCAGCCGTCTAGCTTGACGACGAGTTTACCGCCTTCCATTTTCCCGGGCGACAAGCGGCGCATTTCTTCCGGCGAGAATCGCTTGCCCTCGAGCATTTTTTGTAGCAGCGCTTTTTGCTCCGGATCGAGCTCCGGCTCGGCCGAATCGGCAATCGGTAGCTTTGGCTTTTGTTCTGGCGCGATCGGCATAGAAGGGTGTCCGGGTTTCGAGGGGTCGTACGGGAGTGCTCCAGCCTCCACGCGATCTTGGTCCATGGTTCCCTTTCGTTAGGCGTTAAGTGCTTTGTCCTGGCGCTTGACGCGACTGCGCCCGAACCTTGAACTTGAGATCGATTGACGAATCTTTACGCGCCGAACCAGAGTTCGTCATTTTGAGCGTAGCGCCGGCATAGACGAACTCGTCGATCGAGTTGTCGTCATTGATCGTCGTTTCGTAGATTGTGAAGTATTTTTGTCCGCCGATCGAATGGTAGAGCGCTTCTTGCGCCGCCTCAAAGTTGTCGGCGTCGCCATTGTTGCGCGCGACGGTCATCGTACCTTCCCAACCCGAACGGTCGTCCTTGAACTTGTCGTAACCTTGCGTCGAGATCGGCTTGATCGTGATCTCGTTAATCATCGGTGACGACTCGAGGTCGAGCACGTCGCCGCCAAACGGAACCGGCAACTGCGTTGCGTTGTCGATGATGATCCACGAACGCTGAATGCCGGTATTGAAGCCAGCGAGTAATCCGGCCGTCATGGTTTGTTTCTCCTAAAGACGAGTAGAAGGGTTCAGGCGCAAGGAGATTGTGGCGATAGGCTGCTGAGATCGAACCTATCGCCCTCGCGCCCGAGTGTTTAGGCTGCGATGCCGAGTGGTGGGGTGTTGCTGACGACGACGTTCGTGCCGCCCTGCAGCGTAACGTACAGGACCCGCACGACGCCAAGGTATCGGACGAGGATCGAGACGTAGCAGATGCCATTGGCGATGTTCGCAAGGGTGTTGTTTGTGAGATCGCATGTGACGACGAACTGATCGATTTGGTTCGGGCCGCCTGGCGGCTGCAGGTTCGTGAGGAAGTTGTTATACGCAGCCTTCGCGGTTTGACGGAACGTGTCGGTGGGCGAGATCGACTGATTGTTGCCGACAAGGCCGCCGCCGATATCGTTGAAGGCTTGCGCCAAAAAGATATTCATCCGCTCGACGGGGATGTAGTAGCCGGCACCGTTGTTGGCGTTAGGATCGCCGGTGGACGTGACGTCCCACGCGAGCCCGTAAGCATCGTTGTTAATCGGCATCTGATTGGTGATGCAGATGAAGCCGTTGGTGATTAGGTATGCGATCTCGTCGGTCGAGCGTGGCCCGTTCCGCGTCTGCTCGGTCGAGAGAACGTTGGCGGCCGTGTTCCCCGTAATGTTCCATGGCTGGTTGATCGGGGACGCGTACGGCGGACACAAGCCGATGATGCCCATGGCTTTACCGATCGGCGACACGTAGCGGTACGTTTGGAAGATGCTGTCGTACGTGTACACGAAGTCTTTGACGAGCACCATGTTGCCGTACACGACGGCGTTGGTCTGACGCAAGCCGACGGCAGCGCTATCGCTCGTGCCTATCGGGACGGTGGCAAACCCAAGTGCGATCCCTTCGCTGGTACAGAACGCCGAGACGGTGGCGGCCTTCGAGAGATCCGTAAGCCCGCAGATCGCCATCTGGAACGCGTTAGTGCCGCGCAACGCATAGATGCCCGTGCGAGCTCCGGTTTGCGAGTCGGCGCCGATGAGCGTGGCGAATGTCAAGCCGCTCGTGCCATCGGTGCCGGCGCCCGCGCCGCTGCTCGGTACGGTCGTGACAACGCCCGTGACGGGCACGATCGTGCTCGAGCCGCCCGAGCAGATAAAGTGGGGGTCCGGTACGCTGTTCGGTGCTGTGCCGTTGATCGCGGCGATCGCATTGAGTTTGAACGTCGCGGCGGTGTACGGGTTGCCGCCGAAAATGTTATTGTAAACGGTTGGCGCGGCACCTGGAAAGAATAGCGTAATCCGAAAGTTGTAGACTCCGACGAGATCGATTCGAGCGGCCGCCGCTGCCGTATTGGTCGCTGGATTGCCGTTGGGATACGATCCGGTGTCTGCAAGGGTCAAGATGAGCACGATGCCAGAGCTCGCGTCGAGCATATCGATGTACGCGGCGGTATCGGTGCCGTCAGTCTGGCGAACCAGTACGCTGTTGCCGTCCTCGTTGAGCGCCATGAGCCCTTCCTGCACGAGCGACACGTTGATGCCGCCCGATCCGGCCCCAATCGAATCGTTGCCGAAGGCGGCGAGAATCCCAGCGCCGTTGCCGACGAAGACCGGGCTATTGACAGGCCCATAGTTGGCGCCGCCGACGAACGCGTTGAGCGTGGTGTTGATGTACGGATTGAGCGCCTGCAGCGGCGGCAGAACGTTTATGTAGACGCCAGGGACGATTTGCTGGCTGGCGCCTTGTGACGTGAACGGCATGAGTAAACTCCCTGAAAGCGAGAGAGATTAGGACTTCGTCTGCGTTTCGGACGTGGTGGGCGGCGTCGGTGGCGCTGTTGGTGAGGATGCAGCAGTAGGCGCGGCCGCCGGGCGCGGCGTGATGCGCCGAACGTGGCTCATCAACTTCTCGTCTTTTTCGATCGCGCGAGCGTCGTCGCCGGTTACGAGGTCGCCCCGTTCGAGGTTGCGCGAGTTTAGCTGCTCGTGCGTCTTGGGGTCGTACTCGACGAGCGAGAAGCTGTGCTTGACGATGTAATCGTATTGCATGTTCGTGTCCTTATGGAGCGGCTTCGTTGATCGTGATGTTGTCCGTCTCGTCAACGAACGTGATGCCGACGCCCTCGACGACGGCGCCGGTCGACGTGATGAACGTCGGGTACTCGCATTCCAAGATGAAATGTGCTTCGTAAAGCGAGTAGGAGTGCTGCGATGTTTCGTCCCAACGCGGCGCTCCGCGCAGCCGAACCCAAACCGCAGCGTTGTCGTATGCCTGAAGAAACGGGGACGTCGCGAGCGCGATGTTGTTTTCGATCTGCTTGGACATCGCATCGCGAAACTTCGCTTGTGCTGCCCAGATGGAAACTTGCACCGGCAGCATCGTACGCCGCGCTTCGGCGACGAACGTGACCTGGCCGCCGATGTTCACTTCGCAATATGGCGTGCCGAGCACGTCGACGGAGGCTTCGGAATAGATCGCGGTGACTCCGGGCTGGCCCGCAGCGGTCGCAGCGGCCTCGATCGCCGCGGCAAGTGCTGCGCAAATACTATCAAGTGTATCGCCGGGGAGCACCGAGTAGTAGCCATCGAATCTCGGCCCGCCGCAGAACGCATGAACGTTTAAACCGGCCGCTGGTGTGCCGGAAAGCGTAATTCTGTAGCCGCCGTTGATCCCGACGACAGCCGCAGCGATCGTAACGGGCTGGATGGTGGCGGCCTTCCACGTCGGTTTGCGCGACGTGCGGTTCTGCGCAGCCTCGGCCAGAGGCCAGACGGTGACTTGGGCTTCGTTCTGCCCGAGGATCTCCGTTGCGGATGGCCCGTACGGCTTGCCTACGCCGCATTGGAACGGCGGATTCGGAATCAATGTGTAGGAGCCGTCGTACCAAATGGTTTCCCCGCCAGTGTTGTTGAGCGCAGCAAGAACTGCATCGACGACCGCGTCGGTGACTTCATCGACGGTCGCCATTTAGGACTCGGCTTCGCGTTTGGCCCGCAGACGGTTGACCAGATCGAGTACTTGCGCGTCGTTGACGGGCTTGGTGAGCCACTCCACGCCAATCGCGATAAGTGGGAGCTTAATCATATCTTGGGAGTTGGATGAGACGACGACGACGTCGCGGACGAGCTGCTCGGCTTTGAGGCGCAGCGCGGTTTCCTTGCCGCTGCCAGGCGGCATCATCACGTCGAGGATCACGATGTCTGGACGCAGCTTCTTGGCGACCGTGTAGGCCATATCGCCGTTGGAGGCTTCGCCCACGATGATGCAGCCTGCGGCGCCGACGTACTGCCGCAGACGGCCGCGCATGATCGATGAATCGTCAGCGATGACCACGCGCAGTTTCCGCGGCGTCGGGTTCATTCGTAGTCACCTTCAAAAAGCCAGCGTTTAAATCGCTCCGTGTTCCAGAGTAGCGCCGATGCTTGAGGCTCGCCGTAGACGCCGTACTGTATTCCAAAGGCGCTTTCAAAACCGCCATCGGCAATGAGTACGGCCGTGGCGCCTTCCGGCATTTCGTCAATCAAGCGATGAAGTTGATCTTTATTCTTGATCCGTTTAAGGCTCTGCTCGATCTTCTCCATTTACGTCACTACCTCATATGGCCGACCTCTGCGCGTTTATGTGGACGGCAGCGGCAAAGCCGACAGATCCTGCGCCCATCTGAGGCGATGATTAGGTTTTCCGGACTTAAGAAATGCCCAGCCTTGCAGTGCATTCGTGGGCCGGCCGGTTGTCCGTCGAATAACGATACGGGTTGGCCAACGCGGATGCTCGCGTGTTTCCGCGCGTTGCACGTACGACAGAGCCCTTGGATATTGAAGGCAAAGTTTGTTCCGCCGTGGATGAGCGGCGTTATGTGATCGAGTTCGAGGGGTTTCTTTTTACCGCATTGGGCACAGCGGTTGCGTTGGTTTTGCTTGATTGCGAGCCACTCGTCGGGAGTGATCTCGCCGATGACTCCGAGTTCGAGCCCCCTTCGTTTTGCTTGGTATGTCCTGAACCAATCGGGATTCTCGATCTTGCAGCGCTTTTTCGATTCGGTAAACCGTGCGGGATTGTCGCGATACGCTTGGCGGCCGAGGCCCTGGCACGACTCACAAGTTGTATATCCTAGCCGCGCCTTATCGCCGCACCTAGGGCAAAGACCGCGCTGCTTCCGCCAGGCGTATTCGGGAAGGTCTTTCTTTGGACCCCACCCCTTGCACGTCCGACAGACGGTCCTCTTTGTTCCGATCGCTGCATTATCGCCGCTGAGCGCATGACCGTTACGGCAATGCGTTTTTACGGACTTCGCGCGACGCTTCGCGTATTGCGCCCTATCAAGGGCGAGGTGATATTCGCACCACGATTTACCAGGCGTCGGCTCGCGATGGCATGATGGACGCTTGCTGCATTCCACACTTTAAGTGTGGCAGCTTTACTACTTTTCTTCCATCAAGTTCCCAGCTTTTCTGGGATGATGACCCAGCCTATGAGCCCCGTGTCTTCGCTGGTATAGACCGATGCGGCGGTATAGCGATCGCTGTTCGGAAAGTTGAAGCTGTCGAGTTCCTGAATCTGCACGCCGTTGAGCAACGGCACGTAGATCACGAAGTGCTCGCGATAGAGCGCCACGGGCCATTTCGGGTTGCTGGCATCGCGAATGCGGTTGAGTTGCAACAAGCCCGCTGGCACGCCGGCAAGATTGTACTGCGGGTCGTTGCTAAAGAAGTACTCGCCGTTGCTGAGCACCATGCCCCACTCCGACGCCTTGTCAACGCCGATATGGAACGATGCCTTGACGCCGCCGCTTTGCGGCTGCTGCGCGGCCGCTCCCGATCGGGGCGTAGGCCGCGTGATGGAGATCGCCGCTTCGCAGCGTACGAAGAGGTTCTTGCCGCGAAACGGCCGGCGCTGCGCGAAGCAAAAGACGTCGCCGGTGAAGGCGTTGCTTGTGCCGCCTTGCACCTGCTGGCCGCTTATCGTAAGGGCTTCGTAGCCGGTTTCCTTGAGGATATCGCCGAGCTGCAGCTTGCCGTTGTCGCAGTCCCCATCGAAAACTTGCAGTTTGAACGTTTCGTTTTCAATCTGCGACGACTTAGCTTTGGCCGGCGACATGGGATAGTTCGAGAGTACCGGTTTGCTGTCGTAGATCGAGCCGCTGACATTTGGGCCGTTGCGGTAGACATCGTAGGTCTGGCCGTAGACGCCGGCGGCCTTACCGCGGCCGTACTGCACCTTTCGGTCCAAGTAAGCGAGGCGCGTGGGCATATTCTATCCTCGCTAAGTAGGCGGCATTCCCAACCACGTCAAATGTGTGTGGTACAATGCCTGCTCGTAAGTACCCGGTTATTGTCCCGGATGATGCCCCGCTGTGTGCATGCGACTGCGGAATGAGAACGCGACTGCATTATGGTAGGCCGCAGAAGTTTGTGTTAGGGCACAGCCATCGGAAGCGGTCAACACATCAGTCGCTCGCCGCAATGGGTATCTTGTTTGACTCTTGTGATGAAGCGAGCATTTTATCGCGATCATGGAGCATCGGGACAGATGGGTATCCATACAGCCGTCGCGGCAAAAACGAAGCGATGCACAATATTCTATTGCGACCACCGCCTGGGTACAGGGTCGATCATATCAATCGCAATCGACTGGACCATAGGCGTTGTAACTTGCGTCTTGTCACTCAAGCTGAGAATTCTAGAAACATTAAGACGCGCTCAGACAATTCGTCGGGCTTTAGGGGCGTGGGTCGCTTTCGTGGTAAGTGGCGCGCTCGGATAAAAATCAATGGTGTCGAGATGCATCTCGGTGTATTTGCTAGCGCCGAAGAGGCAGGGCTTGCAGCACTCGACGCGCGGATGAAACTAATGCCGGGTGCTGTTGACTAGCGAATTCTTTGCGGCAAGGAATTATTGTTGTTCACTATATCCGGATAGAGCGGCACCGACAAACGGTTGGCGAGCTCGCGGCAATACTGTTGCTTGAGCTTCCAGCGGACGTCGAGCTCGTCTTGGCGCGGGTTCCACTCGGCGGCGCTCTTGGTATCAAGGTTCTGGCGCGAGTTGATGAAGTCGCCCTCGAGCACGTGGATGATCGGCACGTAGCCGTACACGACCTCTCCGCTGATGATGTCCGGATACGACGGCCCGTTGGGTGCCATGCCGCCGGAGGTGGCCCCGTTACTGAAAGCGCCGGCGCTGCCTCCGAATGACACCGTGACGTTGGGGTCGTTCGTCGACGCGACGCACATGACGCCGTTGCCGTCCGACCCGAGATTGGCGATATTGTAGAGGGTGAGTGCGGCGGCGATCGCGTTGGGCATAAACTGTGCGCCGGCGGTGGGATCGTCTTCGATCTGCGTGGCGAACTGCGCGGCGATCGACGCGACGGTGTCGCTGGATTGTGCTTGATACGCGAAGGAGACATTGCCGACGTTCATCTTGTAGATCGCGCCGGCCGTGACGCCGCCGCCGGTGAGCATGAACGTGAGCGTGACGGACGATGGGACGAACTTCGAGCCGAACAGCGCGCTCTCCGCGCCGAGCATTTGCACTTCGTCGTCCGATGAGCACGCGGCAAGACGATTGAGTAAGAACGCGTACGGCTGCCACATGGCAAACTGCGACGAGAAGTTGGGGTAATGCGGTTGGAGTGACGATTGCGGCGACAGATTCGGGTACCCTAATATCCTTGCGACCTCGGCCATCTGCGTTAGCGAGATCGTCACGGTGCATTACTCCCTTTTGCGAAGGCGGACGTTGGTGCTCTGCGCGAGTTCGATCTTGATCTTGTCGCGCACCGGATCGAGCAGCTCGCCCGGCCGGTACACGATGGTCGTGTGAAGCGATGTGCGGGACACCTCGGCGACTTCATCGACGACGTAGAGGTCTTTCGGGTTGGGAAACTTGAGTCTGCGCGCATCGCCGAGCAGCTCGTGGCGCTTGGCGATCGGCTTCGGGTCGCGTTGGGCGGTTAGCCCTGGCTTGACGATTGGGGCCGTGCCGGATGGCGAAGTTTGCGCAGGCGGGTTCTTACCAAATGAGTCTGACAGAGGAATCGCTCCTTTACGAAAAAAGGGCAGGCCGAATCGCTCGGCCCGCCCTCACATTGCATTGCGGAGCGGGATGACGACGGTTTACGTCGCCGACCAGCTCCAGATCACGACCGCACGAGCGCGACGGCCAGCCGTGCCGGTGAGCACGACAGACGAGCGCGTGACGTCGGTGGGTGCCACGATGTCGCGGATCGTCAGCCAGTCGATGTGCATCCGACGACCTTGACGGTCGGCGTATGCCGGCATGAGGATCTGCGCAATACCGCGGTTGAGCTCGACGAGGCCCGGCTGGAAGGCACTCTCGACCCAGTCGACGAGGCCCTCGTACCACGCGTCGATCAGGGCGCCTTGACCGGCGATAACCGTCGCGTACGCATAGCCGGAGCCGCCATAAGCGGCCAGCGGAATGCGCGGCGCGTTGGTGTTCTTCAGGAACGTCACGCCGCAGTACCGCGACACGATGCCCTGCGTATAGATGTCGGACTTGCCAAGCGTTTGATTCGCCTGTTTGAAGTCCGGATCGGCGAAGAGCTGCCGGTTGATCGACGGGGCGATGTGGCCGACGTACGTCTCTTCGCTGTCGCCATCCCAGTTTTTGCCGTGCGGAACGGCGTTGTTTTCCAGGTAGCCGCACGCATCGAGAACGTTCGCCTGCGAGATCCCCGACGTCACTTGCGAGAAGTGCGAGGAGCCGCCGGCGAAGATTTGGATCGGCGCATCACCAGCGACGACGACGTCGCCCGTGACCGGTGAGTAGGAGCCGCCGATCGAGGCGAGCGTAAGCACTCCCGAGACACCGTTGCCGCGTGCGGCCGTCGGTGCGCCCTGCGAGCCGTACGGCGAGCCGTAAGGCACGAAGTTCGAGATATTGCTGACGTCCGCTACCGCGGCGGTGACTTCGGCGGTGACGGAGTTGGCCGGGTTGCCGCCCTTGTAGATGATGACCGGGAGCGGCACGCCAGACGAGACAGGCGTGAGCACGCCGTTGGTGCCCCCGGCGCCCACGGTGATGACGCTGGTGAAGGCGCGAATGTCGTCCACGTGCAGCGCAGCGCCGCTGATGTTCGACAGCGCGATCGTGTATCCAGACGCATACGCGGCGAGATAGGTGTCGCGAGCGAGCAGATCGACGGATTGCGTCGCTTGGTGGTACGAGGTGACGACGTCATGCTCGAAGCGGTCGACGATCGCGAAGTTCGTACCGATGAGATCGAGGTCGATGCCATCGGTGAGCTCGAACGGCGAGAACGTGTACTGCTCGACGTAGAAGTCGGACGGGGTGACGCCGTCGTTGGGCGGCGTTTGTGCGGCCGACGGATCGGCTGCGACGACGACCGGGGCTTTGAGGCCGGGCCGCGTGCGCGTGATCGTGACGCCGCGGTGCTTCTCGAAGATGGACTCGGCGAACGACTCGGCGTCGGTGGCTTCCCAATAGCCGTTGTGGGCGATGAGGAAGTCGTCCATCGACGTTTCCAGGAAGTTTGATTGGAGCAACGGCTGCAGTTGCGAGGGCAGATCCGCGATGTCGAAGATCGCCAAGCAATACTCGGGCAGCGCGATATATTTCTGTCCGCGCATAATGCGTGTTCCTTTGCAGAGCAAATGAGCAAAAACTCGGGCGGACTCCGCATCACGCGGGCGCCGAGCGAAAGTGCCACTCGATCTGCATCACGCAGTCGTAGGAGGCTGATTGTTATGCGGGCGGCATCACGCCGCGTTTTGGAAAAAAAGACTAACGAATGCGAGCGGTCAGCACACGTGCTCGCGAGCTGAGGATCGTCAATATACGCCCGCCATTACTTGTGAACCGCATCGTCACGGTTATGGGCCAGCGCTTCAACGGCGGCTAGACGCTTTACCAAATCCGCCGCCAGCACCGCGCAAGCTACGCTTCCAATCGGCGACGACTTGCCGACGTTCGGCAGCATCTTTGCACTTCGTAAGATCGGGCAGACCCTGACGGTTGCCGGCATCCGGTTCGGTTCCGGAACCTGCGCCATTGGCGGCGCCGGCACTGGTGCGATTCGGACGTTGGCCGTTGTTGTTATTTCCCGGAGGAGTTTCCACTTTTGCCTTACCGTCCTTATCCTTGCCGTCTTTGTTGTAGCCGTCTTTGTCGAACCCGTCTTTGTTGAAGCCAGCCTTGTTGAAACCGCTGGTGTTGAAGCCTTCTTTGTCGAAGACGGTGTCGGGCTTGAAGAACGTTGGGTTCTCGCGCTTCCAATCGTCGAGCTTCTCGAGCCCGGTGACACGCCCGGTCTTCTTGTCGATCCCCAGCGCACTCTTGCCCTCGGCGTCAACTTGGTCGGCGATGAACAAGTCGACAATGCGTTCGCTGATCGCGCCGCCGTCGGTGATAATCTTGCTTACTTCATCGCGAACGCGAATGGAGCGCAGCACTTCGACTTCGCTCTTGAGTTCTTTATTCTCGCGACGGCGCTCGCCGTTCTCCGTGCCAAGGTCCTTATTGTGCGCTTGGATGCGGTCGAACTCGTCGCGGCTGACGAACTTGCCGTCTTCGTTGCGAGCCTGCGGCGTAGGAGTGGGTGCTGGCGGGGTCGGCGTGGGTGCTGGCGGCGTTGGCGTAGGCGCTGGCGCGGTAGGCGTGGGCGGCGTTGGTGCTGGTGGCGCGGGAGTCGGTGGCGGCGGGTCGTCGAAGATCGCGAGCTGGTAGGGCGGCAGAACGACGCCGCGAGTATGCCAGCGCAGATACGCGGGCGCGGCTCCTAAAATGCTCTCGATGAGATTGTCGAAGTAGCGCGTCATGCACGCGCGGAGTTTGTCAAACAAGGAATCGCTCCTAAGATGCGGGTGGCTTCGCGCCGCCCTCTGTGGCGTGGTTTGCTGCGACGGTAGCTAACGCGTCGGCTTGCGACACCTCATCGGCATCGCTGTTCTCTTTGTCGGTGGCGATCTGTGCGATCTCGGCGTCGGTGTCAGCGACATCGAACAACGGCCCGATGTTGGCAACCTTCGTTTCGCTGGAGATTCCCCCGCCTTCGGCCGCGCTCAACGCCGCTTGCACTTCGAAGACCTTCTCTTGGCCGTGCGGCGCATAGTATTCAGGCCATTGCCACTCGAAGCGCGCAGTCGGATCGGGTGTTACGTTCTTGACGAGTGACGGTAGCTCGACGTCGACCTTGTCGGCGACGCGCATTGCGAGCCGCAGCAGATGATCGCCCGGCATTTCGCCGGCGGTTTCACGCAGGATGCCCGACAAGATCAACTGCGCATAATTGAGCATTTTCATCGCGAGCGACGACAGATCGGGCAGCGTGCCTCCCTTGGAGTTTGGCGTGACGCGGCTCATGGCGCCAGCGGCTTTTCCGAACTCGTGGATGGCGTTAACGTACGTGTCGATCGCGACCGCAAGGCCCGAGCCGTCGATCTCGACGAACTTGGCATCGCCGTCGATGACGTCGGATGCCGTGCCGCCAACGGCGAGCTTCGTACCGAACGTCGATCGCGGGATATTGCCGGTCGCTTTGTCGATTAGCCGTGAGAGCTGCGGATCGCCGGCGTAGTCGAAAGCACGGCCGGTTTGCGAGAGTGTACGGTTGATCCGGAACTCCGGGTCGATTACGTCTTCATACAGGCACGCGCCGTCGGGATAGTGCTCGTCGGCATCAAGCGGGAACGGACGTTCCCAATACGCCGGCACTTCTTCGCAGTTGTGCGACAGCGTGCGGTCGGGATCGACCTTAAACTCCGAATCTTTCCAGTCTTGGCGTTCGTAGTAGAACTTCGGGACCGGCTGATACCACGTCTCGTCGTGATCGTCAAGAACGATCCGGACGACCCACTCGGGAATGTCGAGCGGCGAGTTACCGCCTTTGCGGCCGCGACGAATCTTGTCTTTCCACGCCAGCTTGAGCGTGGCGACGTCGTAGCCTTGCGCGGCGAGCGCATCTTCGCCAATGAAGTACCGGCGTTCGACCTTCTCCAACGTGTCGGGTGCGTGCTGATAGAACGTTGGCGAGCACTCTTGCCCGGGCCATACCTCGAAGAAAAAGCGGCCAGGACCGTCGGCTTTCGTGACGGCAACGCTGGTTTCGTCGTTGGGGTCTGGTGGCGTCGTCGTCGTCTTGCCGAGAACTTTGAGCACGATGACAGACGAGCCCGGTGCGCCCTTCCAGAGCGCATCCATAAGCACTTGCCAGAAGTGCGTGTCGTGGACGAACGCAGCGATCCAATCGTTCGTCGGATCGCTCGTCGGCGCAGTCGGCGTATCGCCGGTGGCCGGCTTCTTCTTGGCGTCCTTGTCCTTCTTGACGACGACAAGCGGGCGATGGTCTTCGCCGAAGATCAAACCGCATTGGTCGCGTACGAGGATCTTCGGCAACTTCGCCTGCACAGCGGCACGACGATCGTCGAGCAGGATGCGTTCGCCGGTGAACGGATCGCCGTTGCGCTCTTGCGAGTACGAGTGCTTGATGTGCGCGTACTGCTTGCCTTTGAGGATGCGGCTGAGGGCGTCGAGGCGCTTTTGGCGCAGCGTCCAGCGCGGCGATTGCGAGCGAAAGATCGCCTCGCGGAATTGTTGGAAGTCGATGGTGCGCTCTTAGTTGCTGATGTACGCGTACGCGGTGAGGTTAACGGAGGCGCTCGAAACGATCTTGACGTTCGGTGCCGGCACGATCTCAACGGCTTGGCCGCTGGCGCCGGTGAGCGAGATACTGACGGGCGTGTCCGTGCCGCGCGTTGTGGCCGCCATCCACGTCGTGCCGTTGTCGTACGAAACGAAGATAGTGATCGTCGTCGTGGCGCTGGCGTACACGCCGATTGTGAGGCGGTTCATTTCGCCTAGCATTGGCGATTGCGGAACGTTCGGCAGACCGAAGCCGACAGTCTGGATATTCCCGCCAGCTCCGACAGCGGTAGCCGGCGGACAAAGTTGCTTAATCACGGCTTCGGTCCCCTACTAGATGACGGCGGGCGATGTAGCGACGTTAACTCGATTCGGATCGGCCGTGCGTCTCGGTGTCGCGGTCGGACGGTCCTGACGATCGGCGAAGCGCGATGACATGGGCGATGCTGCGGCGGCTGCAACGGCGGGCGCTGCTTGTTCCTCAGCGGCGAGTTGACGATCGGCTTCAGCGAGGGAGATCGACTCCTGCGATGTCGGCAAGGTCGGCCGAGGCGGGCCCGGTAGCCCGGGCTTCGGCGGTGGACGCGTTCCAGGCTCGCCGGCGGCCTCGGCGGCCTTACGGCGACGGCGGTTTGGTTTGCCTTCCGCTGGCGCTGCGATTGCTTCGACGACGGGTAACGTTGGCGTTAAGCTCGCGACGGTCAGCAACCCATTGCCAGCGAGTAGCTCGTGGAGCTTGATGGCGAGCAGCGCATCGGCGACGTTCGAGAACTCGAGCGACGCGTTCCCGACGAAGCAGGTGACGCGGTCCTGATCCTCCGTCACCATCTTGCCCTCGACGATCCGAACGCGCTTCCCCGTCGAGATCTCCACGACGAGGCCGGGAATGCCGCCTACTGCGGCGGCGAGCGTGGTGAGATCGCTCATCTACTGATACGGCGCCATTTCCCTGACGACGGGTCGCGGGCCGGGCTGCAGCGGGTCGATGGCCGCTTCGTGCAGCTTACGGTCGGCCGCCCCGACTTCCGCCGTGCCAAATGGCAAATCGGCCGCGGCGATCTCGTCGCGCTCTTTCTGCACCGTCTGGATGACGAGGTCGATCGCTTCGAGGTCGGTGTCGAACGACTTCTTCATATTGAAGCGGTGGTTCTTCAGATCGGTGAGGCGTTCGTCGAGCAACATTAGTGCATTCGCGCGCTGCTCGCGCTTGGCGAGCGTTTCCGCACCTTCGCCGTTGCTCGTGGTGCCGTCGGCCAACGCGACGACCGGAGCCTTCTGCTCATCCTCCGGTACGTCGGAAACACGAGCACGCAAAATGGCCGCCTGAGCGCTTTCCTGCGCGGCGCGACGCTGCACTTCGGCCGTGCGCTGCGCGATCTGTTCGTCGGGCGTAAGGTCGGTGAAGCCCGCGACCGTACTGTCGTCCGGTTTGGACGCAACGCGATCGCCTTGGAGCGCATCGAGCGCCGGTGGCTTCATGGCGGCGTCGGGCGCAGCGCCCGCTGATTCGATCTCTTCGCCGAGCTTTTCCTCGGCGGCGTTGCTCGCTGCAGGGTCCGGTGCCACCGAGGGCGCTAGGGACGCAGCTTCGGCCGGCGGCCCATCGGGTGCTCCGGGGTCCGTGTTGCTGTCGCTGATACCGATCGGCGCGATTATATCGCCGCTGTCGGCTGTTGGCCTAACGGTGTCCTGGAGATTCTCGTCCATGTTACTCCTAACTGAGACGTGACAAAGTGGTTTACTAACTGAGACAGATCGCGACGTGAAAGCTACGTCGGAAACTCTTCGGTCTTCGCCGTCACGGACTGCTCCTGCACGTCGATCGGATCGGTTCCGGTGTTGCTGCCCTTGACGTAGTAGGTGCCGAACGGAAAGACGAGCGTGCTCGATGTCCCGGCAGCGATCGCTGCGGTACACGCGGCTTCAATCGCAGCGGTATCGTCGGTGACGCCGTCGCCTTTGGCGCCGTAGCCGGTCTTGACATTGAACGCAGCCATGGTTTGCTCCTAACGTGAAGTTGAAGGGTCGCCGTCGCTGTCCATGACGACCGGGTACTCTTCTTCGATCGGGTAACTGAAGGCGTCCGCACAATTGTGAACGAGCACGCCATTTGCGAAAAACTCCGGTGTGCCGGCTACGGTTAAATCGTAGACGTACTCAGGCGTCTCTCTTTCGGAGAGCTTGACCACAAACACGTCCGCAAGTTTTACGCGGCTTGTATCTGTTACGGGTAAACGCTTCCCCGCAGATGGGGCACACTTGCGCAACGTCGTCGAGGCCGGATTTCCGCCTTGCGTCAGATAGGCAATTACGCCCACAATACTTGTTGCGTGTAGCCCTGTGCCAATATGCTTTCCCGCAATGCTCGCAGACCGCGCGCACTTTCTTGCGGCCGCTCCAACTCTGCTTACCATGCTCTCGATGCCATAAGCGGCCCGCCTCCGAAGCGTGCCACTCTTTGGCGAGTTTGCGCATCTTATCGAAGTGGCCGTTAACAGCAAGCCGTTTCCCGACTGCAACGCGAGCTTCTTTGTGCTCATCGCGATGCTTAGCCGCTGGAAGGCACTCCAAATTCTCGATCTTGTTATTAAATCGGTTAGTGTCAATGTGATGAACGTCGTGGCCCGGCGGAATCTTTCCGTGAGCATCCGCCCAGACATCTCGGTGAAGATAGCGCCGCCCGTTCCTGTAGTATTTGTCGCCGGGATACACCCGGTACTTCCGGCCTTTGAAAATAATAAGGGGAGGTTCGGACTTGTCGATACTGCGTCTCCTTCACGGAGAGTCTGCAACGGACGGAACCCTTCCTTCGTCCAAATAAGATGGTCGGCCGTGCCTGTAAGCGTTACTCCGTTTGAGAGAAGTACGTCGGATACGTGTTGATATCCTGTTAGCCCTGCGGCTCTTACTGGAAACAGCCCATCGCGCGTCCATACTTTTGCGCCAGGCCGAATGTCTTCAATAGGAACCTGACCCGTCTCGGTGGCGACAGCGGTACCGGCGACAAAGCAATGGGTTAAGAGTTTGCTCGGCACGCCGTCTTTATATTTGGGTTGCTCGACTTCTTGCGTTCCCGGCTTGTAAAACATGCGCTCGAGGTCGATGACGAGCGGCATGCACGCCTCTTCTCGAATGACGACGCCGATATCGCCGTTGCCGTTCTCGAGCATTCGATTGGCCGCAGCAAATCGAGCGCCACGCCGTGGGTTTGAAATGCCCACCTTCTTCTGCGCAATGACTCCAGACAGATCCTCAGCTTCGAGCGCTTGAGTCAGCGCCGCAAAGTCTGTGATGCCCGTATGTCGGTTTGTCTGCGTATTGCCGGTGGCATCACCGTAGAGCACGATCCCACGCCGCTCGGCGATCTGTAGCGCGTCGCGACGGTTGCGGAGCTCCTTGGCCGCATCTTCAATCAGCGCGTGCCGAAGCTGCATCACGTCCAGAACGTACATTACGATCTTCTGGAAGCCGTTGACGCGAACGCGGCGCCATTGAAAGAGCACCGAGCAGAGCGGGTCAACGTTGAAGTCGTGCGACCAGCAGATCGGAATGTTCGGATCGTAGCGGAGCGCCGGCAGGCCGACGTCGGCTGCGCGCTTATCGCTATAGACGTGCTTCGCGCGGCTGAACCGACGGAAGACTCGACCGTAGCCAATGTCTCCGAACTTGCCGCCCATTTCGATCGCGGCGAGTTCCGGATCGAAGTTCTCCAGCAGACGCGCGATGTATTCGGCTGGCAGGAACGGATTATCTTGCGTAGCGGCCGAGATGAGGCGGCAAGGAATCTTTCCGGTGACCGGCGACACCTTGGTCGTCAGATCAACGAGCCAATGATCCATCGTCCATGGCGGATTAGCCGTAATGCGGGTGCGCAGCGGCATGTTCGGATAGAGTCTGCGCTGGCGTTCGGTGCCGCGCCGACGAGTCATCAGCTTATCGTAGGCCGCCCTCGACCACGTTGCGGCCTGCGCTTCATCAATCCAGATGTAGCAAAACTCATACGATTTGAACTTATCGGGCTCGTCAACGGAATAGACGCCTATCCAAGCATCGGGCTCTTTGAGGTAGATTTTGTGCTCAGCTCTGATGCGGTCAACGACGTGAACGCCCCAGTCTTCACAGCGATCGAAGAACGTAGCCATGGTCCCGTCGATCAGCTGCGGGAACGTGTTGCTGCAGATCGCTATACCAGGGGTTTTTTCGCCTTTACCGCAGCGCGGGTACTCAAAAGCCGTCCTCAGTATGTCATCCGAGCCGACCTGGGTCTTGCCCGAACCGACGCCGCCGATGTAGGCGACTTGGTCTTCGGTAGCATTGTAGAAGTCGTCTTGCGCCGGGAGATGATTGAGTCTTACGATCACCTAGAGGTCTGCGACTTTAGATCGCACTCCACAGGGCGTTGTAGTTCTTCGCGATCCAGATCAGGACGATCAGGACCACGGCGAACCATGGCAGGAGCGTGATGATGCTCGGCGCGCCGGACGCCTTGAGCAGATAGTAGACGAACGCGGCGACGATGCAGATGACGATGAGCGCGATAAAAGCGTGTAGGATTAGCAACTTGACTTCCTTCCTAAATGCTGCCGTTAGCCGGTGATATCGTGATGACGTTGGCCTCCATCCATCGCGGCATCAGCGTGCAGCGGAGCGCGGCGCTGTTGATCGTGCTGATCGAGTATGGCTTCGCTGGCGATACCCCGACATAGTTGATGGCCGTCTCGCACGATGCGGCTGCAGACGTGCTGCTTTTGGGCCCGTACGTTACCGTCCACGGTTTTGGCTTGGCGACTTTGCAGCCGATGTTCTTGGTGACATTGATGATCGGGCCGGCGGTATGCGCGGCGAGCGGGTATG